GGAGATTATCCATTTGCTAATCAGGCTCTCGGAACTACAGAAGTTACTCAGGATACCGTTAATGAAATTCTTGCTGGAGCTATAGCAGCCCGTCAAGAAATTATGGGAGACACTGCTTTCCCTACAAGAGAACAAGAGCTAGCTGTACAAGCAAAGGTTGCTGATTTGTTTTCTAATGCTGGTATTGGAGTAGACCAAAGCACAATTAATCCGTACAGTTTAGAGGGAGATTCTTTTGGTCGGTTTGTAGACCGCATTACAGTTGTAGATGAAGCTGACGAGTCTAGTAGTTCTGCCGCTGATGCTGATTTTTCTGCTGATTCTTCTGCTGATTCTTCTGCTGATTCTTCTGCTGATTCTACGGCCTCATTAGATAACGAGCTTTTAAAAACAGATTCTTCTCTAGAAGATACTACACTATCAGGCGATTCTTCTGCTGGCGAATTTTCTAAGGGAGACATAATTACAGATGATCGAATAGTAGGTGATTATCCATTCATTTATGACGCAGAGGCTAAGGTGTTTCATTACACTCCATTTGATAACAATGGTAATCGTATTTATACAGGAGAAACTTTAGACGCTTCTACAGTAGCAGGATTTAATCCTAACGAAGCAAGCACTGGAGCAACCAGAGGTATTATTTTTGATCCTAATACCGGACAAGCCTCTGTAGAACAGATTGGAGGAGGCAGCATTGATACAGGCGCAGCTGTAGAAGATACAGGATCACAAGGATCAGGGCTTGACATTACTGTTACAGGCGGCGGTTTAATTAATAATGTAATTAATACTCTTATTACTGGGAATGGAGATAGCAATAATAATGGCACTGGCAATATTTTAGACAATGGATTAGACGGAACAGACGGAACAGATGAAACAGATGAAACAGATGGAACAGATGGAACAGATGGAACAGATGGAACAGATGGAACAGATGGATTAGACGGATTAGACGGATTAGACGGATTAGACGGATTAGATGGATTAGATGGATTAGATGGATTAGATGGATTAGATGGTGCAGACGGATTAGATGGTGCAGACGGATTAGATGGTGCAGATGGTGCAGATGGTGCTACAGGGGCTACGGGTGCTACAGGGGCTACAGGAGAAAAAGGAGAAAAAGGCGAGGCTGGAAAAGATGGAATGATAGGATTGTTTAGCCAAGTCATTAGTGAAACACCCATTGCAGATTCAATTTTGTTTGAACCACAATTTACAAAACTAGATAACATTCCAGTTGGAATGTTTGAGCGATTTTTACAGGCCGCAGGAGGCAGGTAGATGACATATTTAGAAGCAATTAATAACGTCCTCCGCAGGTTAAGAGAAGATGAGGTTAGCACTACGCAAGAAACTTCGTATTCTGGTTTGATAGGCGATCTAGTAAATGATGCAAAGAAGCTAGTAGAAGACTCATGGACTTGGTCTGCATTACGCAGCACCATAGAAGTACCCACAGTAATTGGTCAGGCAGAATATTCTCTTACTGGCTCTGGTCAAAGCGCAGTTATTAAACAAGCAATGAGCAGTAGTGGTCACGGTTTTTTGACGCTAAATACTGTTCCGTATTTTGACAATCTATACTTTAATCAAACTCCTGCCAATGCAGTGCCTACTGATTACATTGTCAGTGGAGTAGATGATAACGATGATTTAAAAGTAAAAGTTTATCCACAGCCTGATGCTGTATATACGTTAAGATTTGACATAGCTGCACCACAGACTCTGTTAACGGCAGATGCTACCAAGATCAAAGTGCCGTATCATCCTGTTGTACAGATGGCCTATGCTATGGCTCTTCGCGAAAGAGGTGAAACAGGTGGTCAGTCAGCAGCAGAGCAGTTTGCCGTAGCTTCTTCTGCGTTATCAGATGCAATAGCAGTAGACGCTAACAGATACCCCTTAGAAACAACCTACATGGTGGTATAGATGGCTCAACAATTACAGAGCATTACAATAACAGCACCTGGCTTCGCGGGTATTAACACCCAAGACGCACCATTAGCTCAAGAGCCTAGCTTTTCGGCTGTGGCAGATAACTGTGTGATCGATAAAGAAGGGCGTATAGCTTCAAGAAAAGGCTATAGCATGATCTCAACTAACGGCGCGGCTGTGCTGGGAAGCTCTGATGGCATTGAGGCTATGGGTGAATTCGTAGCTAATGATGGTGATATTACATTCCTATCGGCAGGTAATAACAAAATCTTTACAGGGACAACTACTCTAGTAGATGCCACTCCTGGGTCATATACCATTTCTGCTAACAATTGGAAGTTTGTTTCGTTTAACGATCACATGTATATGTTCCAACGCGCTCAAGAGCCGTTAATGTATTCAGATCATGTAGGCTCAGTTGAAAAAATGTCATCTCATGCACACGCTACAGGAACACCCCCGCAGGGTAATGAGTGTCTAGCAGCGTTTGGTCGCTTATGGGTAGCAGACTTTACAAATGATAAGTCTACAATCTACTGGTCAGACTTACTTGACGGAGCAGCTTGGACAGGAGGGTCTACGGGGTCGATTGACATTACCACTGTATGGCCTACAGGGTACGATACAATCGTTGCCTTAGCCGCTCACAATGGTTTCTTGGTGATCTTTGGGCGCAACTCTATTGTTTTGTATGATGGAGCCGAAAGCCCTGCAAGCATGACCCTCGCGGATACTATCTCTAATGTAGGCTGTGTATCAAGGGATGCCGTAGTATCTACTGGTAAAGATTTAATATTCTTGGATGACTCTGGTGTTCGTAGCCTAGCCAGGACAATTCAAGAGAAGTCAGCACCAATTGGCGATATATCTAAAAACGTAAACAACGATATTAAGTCTCTCTTCGCGGCAGAGACAGGAAATATCAGTCTGCACTACTCTCCTCGCGAAGCGTTTGTGTTGCTGAACTTTCAAGAATTAGCTGTAGTGTACTGTTTTGATACACGCTTTCCATTACAAGATGGGAGTTACAGAGCAACTACTTGGTCGCATATTAATCCATTAATCTTTGCCAATACTGCTGCGGAAGATTTATACATTGGTAACAGCGCAGGTCTGGCGCAATACACGGGCTTTAATGATGGGGCTAGCAGCTATTTATTAAGTTACTTTAGTCATCCTTTAAGCTTTGGAGACACAGCTAATTTAAAATTCTTAAAGAAGATTAATTTAACTACCTTTGATGGAGCAGAAGCTACTGTTGTGTTGAACTGGGCATACGATTATTCAGGCGCATACAAGAAACAAGCGTATACTTTGCCAGCCTCTAATGTGGGACAATACAATATCTCTGAATTTAATACGACAGCGGAGTATTCTTCTTCCATTTCTTTAATAAAACGAAAGAAAATTAATACGTCAGGACAGGGTACAGTAGTAGCCGTTGGCGTAGAAACTACAGTTGATGGCAAGACAATTGCCTTGCAAGAAATTAATATTCAAGCCCTAATGGGAAGGATTGTGTAATGTCTAACTACACGAAGATCACGAACTTCGCTGCCAAAGACGCTATGGTTAGCGGTAATCCCGCTAAAGTAATTAAAGGTGTTGAGGTAGGGGCTGAGTACGATGCAATTGCTGTAGCAGTAAACAGTAAATCAAACTCTGCATCTCCTACATTCACAGGAACAGTAACCGCAGCTAACCTAACGGTGAGTGGTACGTCTACGTTTGGAACTATTGATGGAGGTACTTACTAATGGCCTGGTATGACGGTTTAATTGGCGGCACTACAGGAGGTTTACTCTCTGCTATAGGTAGCGCAGCAGCTCAAGAAAAAGCAATTAGAGATATTGAAAAAGCTGGTGAGCGCGATGTCAAAACAGTATATGGCGATATGCCTCCTGTTGCAGCTACTGGCGGATTAATGGGTGAGATTAGCCGCCAATCTCAGTTCAAGCCATTCGGTGTTACTACTCCTACAGGGAGCCAAGCCTCTATAGGGGCTACTGGCGGGTTAACTGCTACGTTAAGCCCTGAAGAGCAAGCCTTGCAAAATCGATTGCTAGGGTTTAGCTCTCAAGCCTTTGGGATGCTAAGTGATCCAGCGCAAAGAGAGCAAGAGCAAACAGCACTCATTAATATGCTGACTCAAGACCCTACGGCAAGAGCTGCGCGAGAGCAGGAGATTATGGGCAATCTCACAGCCCTGCAAGCACCTGAACAAGAGCGGCAACGTCTAGGATTAGAAGAGCGTTTATACGGTCAAGGCAGAACAGGAGTACGAACCAGTATGTTTGGAGGAACTCCTGAAGCTTTAGCATTAGAAAAAGCTATTCAAGAACAGCAAGCTGGATCAGCTTTAACAGCTATGGAGCAAGCAAGAGCAGAGCAAGCTTTAACATCGCAGCAAACATTAGCAGGACTAGGAGAGCTACGAGGTAGAATGGGCTTGGCTGGTGACTTAGGGCTACAAGCTATTCCAGGGGCGTATCAAGGACAGCAACAGCTCTTGGCTAATTTACAGCCATCATTAGAAGCTGCAAGACTAGGGTCAGCTTTACAAAGCACAGGTTTAGGATTGGGAACAGGACTAGCAGAGTCTACTTTAGAAGCACAGCTTGGTTACTCAGCACTCGCTAATGCGCTACGTCAGCAGCAGTTCCAAGGATTGTTTGATCTGTTAAAAGGTGAGCAAACTAAAGATTCTTCTTCAGGAGGAGCTGCTACAGATTCTAACTTTAGGTTTTACGATCCAAACACTTATCAAAATGCTAATCTGCAAGATATCGGCAACATTGCAAATGCAGCTTCAGGTCTTTTCGGGAGATAATCATGGCTATAAATATATCTACACTGTTTGCAGACATCATTGATACTCCTGAACAACGCCAGGAGAAGCTGCTACAGCAAGGACAAATGCAAGGGCGTTTGCTTGCATCAGGTCTTACAGGCCGGGCTAGAGCATTAGCTCCTCTTGCTCAAATGGCAGGTCAGTTAGGTGTGCAGCGTAACGAAGACATCCGCAGGGCAGTACAGCCTATGATTGGGATTGATCCAAGGACTACTGGCGAGAAGCTGCAAGAAGCATTAAGCAAAGTGGACACTTCTACTCCTGCGGGAATGTTACAAGCAGCAAACATGGTTCAGTCTATAGACCCGCTTCGCGCTGCTACCTTGCGTCAAGAAGCCGCAAGATTAAGAACTGAAGCAGAAGACAGAGACCTTACTCGCAGAACGCAAGAAGCAAGTTTGAGAGCTTCTGGATTGCAAGAAGCAAGTGCTGGCTTGCAAATCTCTGAAAGAGCTCAAGCTGTTATTGATGCGCAGAACTACAGAGACAACTTGCCTACATTAGCAACAGCAGTTAGAAAGCTCGGCTCAGAGTACGAAGCTATAGCAACTGGAATTGAAAACGGAGTGCTTGATCCAAAAGACGGGATGCGTGACGTTGCCTCTATCCAATCCGCACAGTTTAGAGCAACACCTAAATCAGAATTTAAACCAATCCCCGCAAACCAACGCGATGGTTACTTAGAGTTAGCTAGAGAGCGGCCAGTATTAAAGAAAATGCTTGAAACAAAAGGTTGGTGGGGTGGTGGTGATCCAGACGTAAGCGAAGCAAGGCTCTTAGAACTTGCGGGAAAATTTAGCTCAATGCCTAGCAACATAAACAAAACTCCAAGCGAAATCTTGGAGTTGGTCGAAGCATCTATTACTACCGGTACTGGTGCAGACTTATTAGAAGTAGATATTGAAGAGATGGCGCAAGATATAGCAGGAGAGTCTTCGTTAAACGACAACCCCGAAGCCGCAGAAGCAGCGGCTCAAGCGGCTGCTGCTCAATTAGCAGGGACTGCACCTGCTTCTCCTCAGTTCCCTGACACGATTAGTAAAGAGGATGCCGCTAAGTTAGATGAAGTTCCTGTAGGTTACACGCAAATGACCAGCGGCTTGTTAAAACTTACTAATTTAAACGCAGCGGAGCAAAACGTCACAGATCAAAACAATGCAGCGATTCAACAGTTAGTGGTTGAAGAATACAAAAGAATAAAACCTAAAGGCTCGGCGTTTGATTCGGCAGCAATGTCACAAGCTAGACAGAATGTAATGGCTCGTCAACAATAGTGGTGAACTAATGGCAGATTTATCTACACTCAGCAAAGCTGACCTTGAGCTTATCGCTGCTAAGAAGTTTGATGAGATATCTCCCGAAGCGCAAGCAGTCTTAAATATGAGCTTCCCGTCAAAAGAGCCATCTGCATTTGATAAGTTTGCTTATGCTTACGAATCTGCTGACACAGACCTTGGCAATGCTTTAACGTATCTTGCAAGCGAATTCCCAATGGGGAAGATAGGGATCAACCTTCGCGAAGGCCTGACTTATACGCCGCCAGAAGAAATTTATGGCAAGCAATACATGAACTCTTCGCCAGATGTTAGACGAAGGGTAATGGAGCGAACAAAAGAAATTCAACTACAACAAAAATATCCTGAAACATCTCAACAAGAAGGCATGGGAGGTGCGGCAGGTATTGCGGGTACGATTATTGGCTCTTTAATGAGTCCTACTACTTTGATTCCTGTATCCAAGGCTTATCAAGGATACAAAGGCTTGGCTGTTGTAGGTGCTGCATTTGGCGCAGAATACAGCGCGTTAGAGCAGCTTGCCAAAACCGGAGAAGTAAACCCACAGGAGCTTGCATCTGCTGCTGCGCTTGGAGCAATTGCCACTCCCGCGACATCTGCTGTAATTAAAACGCTTACTCCTGCTACGCGAAAAGCGTTAATTAAAAGAAACTCACCAGAAGCAAAAACAAAAGCAGACAAACAGTTTGATGACATTGAAGAAATTGTGTTTGAGCAAAGAGCCGCAGGAGTAGAAAACTTAGATGAAATAAATACCACCGTTCAAAATAGATTAGGCATTGATCAAGCACAGCTTGATGAAATATTAATCTTGTCTGACAGAAAGCTACAAGTTCCTTCAGTTGCAAATGCCAATATGGTTATTGAGGCGCGGGCAGCAAACATTGCGCCATCAGCAGCAGCGGGAATGTCTAAAACAGCAGAGAATTTTTTAGGAGTTATATCTACAGGCGTTAAAAACATTAGCCCTAAAGCGCATTCATTGCTTGTTAAAACTGATTACAATATTGCAACCGAATCTTCTAAATATTTGGAGCAAGTTAAACCCCTGACTCAAGTGCTAGACAAAATGAGCAAGACTGACGCTCGCTCTGTGGCAAGAGATTTAGCCAACGGTGAGTTTGATAACGCTGTGTCTAAGATGAGCAGGTACGATACCAATAGCTCAGATTACATGAAAGCTGCCAGAGAAACGCTAGAGGATATTCACAAAAGATTAACCAAAGAAGCAGGGTATGAAGACCTTGGTTATGTGGAAAATTATTTTCCACGCCAATTGAAAGATTACAAAGAGTTTCTTAAATCCATTAACGCTACAGACAAGAGTCAAATTGATCGAGCCTTCGCGGCAAAAGCAAAATCACTAGGGCTGAAATCAGCAGACGACCTTGGTTCTGGTGATAGAGTTGATATTATTAATCAAGTCATGCGCGGAAGAAAGCCAATTGTG